GTTCTTGTTGATGGTGTCCATCAGGGGCCTGACGTCAAAGTGGCAGGCGACTAAGCTGTCATCTCCTACAACCGCAATATTGAGAGCCTGGCTGGCCACAACCAACATGTCGTGCGTCACCTGCGTGGTCTCAACGCCTGCTAAGGCTGCGGCTAGTGATATCGACAGCACTACGCCATTCACAAGGGCATTGGCTAGGGCTGTGTCATCTCTACCAGACGCGTTGCACACGCCAGCCTGGTATTTGAACTTCAGCCCATCCTTCCTAAACTTGATGCTCCCACCCGGCTTGCGCCAGGCCTCCAACACCTGCCAGAATTCTAGCTCGGCGTCGGGATAAATTACGCGATAAAAACCCTCAATCATCTCCCAGGTCTCCTTCGTGTAGGTAGCATCAAATGCCGAGTAATCGGCCCAGAACCAGGTCATTGCGTGCTTATTCCTAGCAAGCCAATGATCCAGCTTCTTGGGGTTCACAGAGGCATAGAAAAGCCAGTTATCCTCGTGCCAGATCTCCTTCAGTCGTCCCAACAATGGCTTCAAGTAGCGGCCGGCCACGATATGCGTAGAATCGTGGGGGGCCTGAATCAGCCGTGCGACATACTCAACCCCTGTAACACCGTAATCACCATCACGCTGTGCAAACAAGGGCATCTTTTCTGTCTTCACGAAAGGCTGAAACTTCTTGAAATTGTAGGGTAGTCCACCATTGGCCAGGAACTTAGCATACTCTCTCATCAGAGCCTTGCGTCTACCGCTTGGCATGGACTTCAACCAGTCCCACATCACCATCGGCTGTCCGGGTCGGATGAACTCGCCCAACAATATGTCGAAGCGACTCAGGTCAGCGGCGTGTCCGAAAGTTCCTGGCTGTAGCTCACCGCCATGGTCTTTGAACACTCGAAACAAGACGGCTTCGGTAAGCGGTCTCGGTCCGACGCTGGAAACATACGGGCGGGCCCCACTCAGTCCAATCCCACCAAGGCGCGGTCCAGAACGCTTGGTGGGCGGGATACGCAGTGCGTCATCTATACTAAGTGGGGCGGCCGAAAAGCCGCACAATTCTCATGCACGGTGGACCGTGCTGACTGCTTGAGGGGGGGGTGGTTTGACTCGGTCTCCACAACCCCAGGGTACACAACAGGGCGCCCGTGATTGGCCACGTGGTAGCCTGCGCGCGTTAGCTTATTGGAAAGCTTGTCGGCGCTGCAGCCA